TAGATGCTAATGTAATTATTTTTTTACCTTTTATTCTAGCTTGAACTTTTGGAATAGATCCGAATAAGTCTTGATTCCATTTAAACTTTAGAGCTAGATATGCAATTCCAGATAATTTATGGTTACTACCCCAACTTGATAATGTTGATAATAAACTTGATGCAGATTGTCCATCAGATCCTAAATGTGGCTCTATCGTAATATAACTTACTCCATCTTTATAAAAATTAGAATCTGAACTTGCTACTGTTCTTTGAGTATTGTCAGTTAATGCACCTGAAAATGTAACAATTTTATCATCTACTCTAACTTCTTCTATAGAGTTTATTTCTCCTTCACACATTACTAAAGCCATATATAGAAACTCGTTATCTGTTCCAGATGTCTCTAAAAAAACTCTTGTACCACCAATAAGCCTTTCTCCATAAACAACAGGAATAGCCGCATCATTACTTTGTTTGTTTAATAATACACCTTGCTCAAATTGATCAAAATCTCCTACACCGAAATCAGGAATATCAGGTGTTGGTATTAACCATGAAATAAATTTAGTAAAAATTTTTAATGGTGCTTTAATTATTTTCCTAAATGGTTTGAAAAGTTTTTTGTGTACCATTAAGCTCTACCCCATTTAATATCTTGCACAGTTTGACTAGCAAAATCCATTCCTACATCTGTACTAAAAAATCTTTGTTGAGAAGTATTATTTGTTTTTCTACCAGATTGTTTTTCAAAATCTGCCCAATGTGAAACTATACTTAAATTTACAGTTGAGCTTGTATCAGATTCAGATATTGTAAAGCTATCTATCTGTCCATTATATAATAAAAAGGGATCTGCAAATAATACATTTGTATCCTGTAAAAAACCTCTGAATATTTTTACATCATCATTTATTACATTTTCATTTAAGCATGTAGAAATAAAAGTTTGATCTGCACCTGATAAAGTTAAATCTATAGGAGATAAATTTACATCAGTTTCTTCTGTAAAATTAGATACACCTAAAATAAAATCACTAGCTACATAATTGACTGAGCTACCTGATACAGAAGATGTTATTGAAAATGAGTTATCAGTAATATTTACAGGAGTGGCAAAACCAATAGTAATAAGATGAATTGGTCGTATTTCATTCGTCGCTAGTTCGTTCTTTACTGCTGTAGTTAATGCTCTCGTCATAAATTTCGTATGTTGTTCTATTTATTTTCTCGCTATCTTTTATCATAACAAAACTAAAACTTCCATCAGGGATATTATGCTTTCCTAAATCGTTTGTTTTCATATTAATATCAGATTCATCAATAACTTTTTCAGCTATGACATCAACATTTATCCAATGTCTTACAAGGTATTTAGCCATTATATAGCTTCTTCAACATCTAATTCGAACTCATATAATAGTTCGCCTGTACTAGATGCACCAACAACTCCAAACTCTTGTA